CCAAAGAACTTGCTAACTTAAGTAACGAGAATGAGCTCACAGAGTACACTACTGACGACATTATTGGCTTTATACAAGAACTAGCTGATGATTTTGAACGCTGGGAAGGTAAATAAAATAATTAAAAATAGTTTATGCTTGACGGTATGAACTTTTTTTGATATCATGGTATTATAGAAAAGGAGGTTAAATAACGGAAATGCAAAAAGCTATAAAGGTAGTAGCTTATAACCCTGTGACGGAAGAAGAACTACACTTTAGTTGTAAAGCTCAATGTGCTAAGTATTTCGGACTTAAAGCTAATACAGTCATTAGGTGGCTTGACAACGGTATGCCTGTAATTGAACTGCTGACAAACCTAGATAGAAACCAAGTAGAAATTGAAAAGCAAAGTAAACTAAACGGCTTTGAATTATTTACGATAAATGAATGGAGTGTTTTTGATAATTAATTACGAAGACACGAAAATAGAAAGTTTTGGTGAAAAAATAAATGAAATTATTTAACAGAAAACCTAAGGACAAAATTAAAGTAGCAACAGCATTTACATTAAAAGGATTAACAAAACAAGTAATTCAATTAGAACAAAAAGGGTTTATTAAACAAGGAGAAATCCAAAGTGCTATGTTTGACGGAACGATTATGGCTTATAAGCAAGCAATGATTAAGAAAGCTAGTGAATAATATGTGTAAAAAACGCAAATACACAAAAATGGGTGCTTTATATTCAATAGTAAATGCCCAGCATAAGAAAAATAAAGATGATAAGATACCAGTTAGAGCTTACTACTGCAAATGGTGTAACTTGTATCACTTATCAAGTCAGCAAAGACTAAACATAAAGACAGGAGTAATTGGATAATGAAAGATGAATTCACATACTACACAGTATCTTGGATATTGGAAAAAGAAATTAAATCACGTAAGTTTTATAATAAAAAAGAGGCTTTAAAATGGAATGAATTGCTTCCAGAAGAACAAAGATATGAAGTTAAAAAGCATACAGAAATAATTGAGGTTATAGCATAATGACAAACGAAGAATTATATGAAAGAATTACTAGCGTACTAAAAGAGCAATGTATCGGAATGAGTCAACTTGAGTTAAAAATTAAAGATGAGACAGGTACATGGCCTAAGTTACATACAACTAAATCACGCTTGAGTTTACCGCATACCGTAGCATTCCCTTATCTTACTATGTTTTTCAATGATGATGAAATGCACGAGCTTACACTTAAAAAGATGAATAATTCAGGAACAGGCGGAGAGGCCGCGGACTTATTGGATGAGTTGTTATATAGCTTAAAGCCAAGCAAAGAATACCTGTATAAGCAACGATTGAAGCGTAAAATGCAAAGGGAGGCAATGAGATAACCTTACACAAGTATACAAATAAAATCAATAGCTCAAAATATCCACGGTCAACAGCTAGAAAGATTGCTAATGACTTGAACAAACATGACAACTTCAATAATTATCTAGTCAGCTTTGAGCTTGGCTCTAAACGTTATGTTATTGAAAAATTTGAAATTAAAGGAATGAATAGATGAAGCGTTACTATATAGAAGAAGAAGACGGCAAAGAGATTAAGCGAAAACTTACAACTTTTGCTAATGATGACTTGACACAGCTTTCAGATGATGAGCTAGAAACATTATACTATGAATCATCAGCTCAATTTTTAGCTAAAGCAATGCACTTTTTAAAGATTGAGAGCGAACTATTTTCAAGAAAAATTGTAAGAGATGAAATTCTAGTAAATACTGGAAATAATATTATTGAAGCTATTAAGCAAGTAAGCAATTGAAGCATATAAAAAGAGCAAATATATAAAAACAATAAATTAAAAAATAGAAAGTAGGATATCTTCATTTACAAAAGAAAGCCACCGATTAAGGTGGCCTTTTTTATATTATTTTTTAGCAATGATTGGTTTGTCGATTCCGTTAGCTTGCATGAAACGAATATCAATAGGCGAACCTTTCCAATCGAAGTTTTTAAGGTCTTTTCCAGTTGTTTCTTTATAAGTTTTGCGAACAATTGCCAATTGGTCTGGGTGTGATAGAGCGATAACTTTTTCGCCATTAAAGTAGTAAACTGTTTTATCTCCCTTTGTATATGTAAATTTCATTAATTCATCGTCCTCTAATTCTGTATTTGTTTGTGTATTGTTTTGCCCTGTAAGGCGCTTATTTAGTTCTGCGATAAAGTATGAGCGACAACTATCTACATTGCCACCATGTGCCTCTACGGAACGTCTAGGGCATGAAGTAGATGACAACTCTTGATGTAGCTTAACGGTATCATGATTAGGAGTTAGACCCCATTGTTTCATGTACTTAGCTACGTCATCTAGTACCGCCTGCTCATTTCTCAAGAACTGATTCAAATCGCCCTCTGATTGGCATATTTCCCAGCTTGCATAGTTTGCATTACCGTATGAGTTGGCGCAATGCCATGCCATATTACTAAAATCAGAAGCCTGTAATCGTCCGTCAGAAGCAATATAGACATGAGCAAAGCCATTTTCTGGATCGTGATTAGGTAACCATTCATTGTAAAAGCCGGCGTTAGCACCGTTTGAACCAGCGTCATTGTGAATTACAACCCCAGTAGGGTTATAACCACGTACACCAGCATTAGTTATATTCATTCTTTTTTATCCTCCGTTTGTTCTTCTTCCGCCTCAGGAATACTTACACCATTCTTTTTCATAAGTTTAACCAAACCGTCGAACATAGGACTGATTTTTGCAACCAAATAAATAAATTGCCCTACAAAGTACAATAAACCTACGTTAATCACAGTTTTGGCAATATCAGAAGTTGAGGGAGTTTGAGTGAAGTAAAATACTGCATACAAAACCCACAGGGAGAAAATTACCGTTAAATCAATTGCAAGTCTACGTTTGAAAGGTGGGTTCATTGCTTCTCTATCTTTGACCCAAGTAGCGAAAAGAATCGCCAAAATTAAGATAGTTATTAAAATCATTCTAGTTACCATTTTGTTTTGCTTTCTATTTTGTTATTTAATGAAGTAACTTCCGTTACCACGTGGTGTACGAGCGTTAGAATCAATATTTTCACCCCACCAAGTAATACTACCGTCTGGGTTTATGTCAATATGGAAAGAAGCATCTCTTCCAGCAAAATGGCCAACAAGACTTTGAACAGTAGCTGGACGAAAAGCTCTATCTACCCACGTTCCAGACATCTTCCAGCCAGTTTTTATATTTGCTACACTACCAAAGATCCTAACAATTACTAAATCATTATTCTTTTTAGTAAATTGTAATTCCAAACCATTTCCAGCTTCAACTGTCAACGTTTGAGCCGGGACATTGATTGAACCTGTAAGTGTTATATCATTTGCGGAAATAGTTGGTACATTGATTGAACTTTTAAGTAATATTTCACTTGCATAAATACGATCTAAAATACTAGCCTGACCAACCGGTTTAGTGCTTGTTACACCAGTTCCTGAAGTCGTAACAATATCAAAACAAACTTTCAAAACGCCAGAACCGTTGTTTATATCAACACGGTTAGTATTATTTGATGTTTCTGCTGATAAACTTACAGGGTTTGCTATTTGCGTTAAGTCAATATTTGCATGAATATAATTGACTGCATCACCTTTTAAGGCAACAGTTTCATTCAATAGTTCAAAATACCTACCGCCTGCAACGATTGATGTGTTAGTGTATTGTACATTAAGGGCTGTATTTAACGGTCTTGTCCAGTCTTTGCGTCTAATCGTTCCGTAGTCCATTCCAGTCAACATCATGTATAGCTTTCCGTCATTGTTTGAACCGACTGGGAACTCTGTACCATTTTGACTGAAAAATGTAAAGTTTTTAATTGTCATTTTTGACCTTTCTTGAAATTATTTTAGCTTTATCTAAAACTGGGTTATCAGTAATTGATAATTCTAATAATCTAAATTTTCTACCGCCATAAGGATAACCACCAATTGATACAAATTGACCGACTTCGTACAAGAGCGTAGTTTCAATTCTAAGCGTACTTTTGCTATTATAGTATACTTTACCTGACAAAAGTTCTAAATGGTCTTTACGAAGTTCTCTGTACCCTGTGAAGCTATCTATTCTATATCTGTCTCCGTAAGTAGCTACATACTCATATAACATTTGGTTTATCTCCACTTTCTACAAAAATAAGCCTATCATTGAACTCTGTTTTAACTCTGTCTGCTATATATCCTGAATATAGTTTACCCTCATACCATATATCTACTAAGTCATTAACATACAAAGGCAAAAGTTCGTTTTGATTAAAGAATAACCTTGTGACGATCGTGGAGGGTGAAATTTCAGCTTTAATAGTAGATATATCTGGCGGGTTTCCGTGGTCATCTCTATCATAAAATAATGTTTTAGGTGTCCTTACTTTTGGCAAATCTGTTCCGTCTCCATGATAAGTAATATAATCTACAACATCTCCGTTATTTTTTGCTGTATACATTTTAGGAGCGTCTGTGTAATCGCCAGTTGCTTTGTTTTTAATGAATACGACAGCAAAATTATGAGCTGAACGTTCTACTATTGTTTCCGTGTCCATTGCCACATTTTGCTTAACATCCACCCTTGTTGTGATTCTTTTTCTATTCCAGTTCCTTGAAGCAAAATTAATAAATAACAAGTTCCTGGGGTCTGTTTCAGATGAAGCATGCTGAATGGTTGTAGTTGGTTGGAATTGAACCTTGGAAAATATCCTTTTTGCTACGTCAGTAGCTGATGAAGTTTCTGCTTTACGGTTGATTGTAGCCTTTCCAGCAAAGATACTTGAATTGAAAAAGTAGCCATAACTCATTAAATCATCCTTATTAGGGTCAATCAAATAGTCAATGATAGCGGAGTTTGTCGTTTTAGTTTTAGTTATTGCATTCGGAACATCAAGGCTTTCAATCATTGCCCAAAAATAGTTCTTTAACGTAGCTTTATTACTTTCATCTACATCTGTCACAAGGTAAACCATATCTAAATTCAGCTTTTTCTTTTTACCTAGAGCTTCCTCAATTGGAACAACTTCAGGAAAAAGAATTTGAACAATATCGCCAACTTCTACCGAAACGGTCAAAGTAGCTGATGAAGTGTAGAGGTAGCCTGTTTCCCACAATTCATAGTTAATAACTTGGCATCTTGCCTTTGGTATTGGTAGCCCTCTTTTGTCTTTTTTGCCGTTAGGAAGAGTAAAATCAGATATATTATAATAGTTAGGGTTAAAGTTATCATAAACGTTAGCTTCTAACATTAAACGAAGTCCGCCCTTCTCTTGATTTTAAGCTCTGCCTTACTTAAGTTGATTAGCTCCATTTGGCCTTTTTTAATTATACGAGCTCTGTATCTCTCGAAGTCCATTACAGGGAACAAATTCAATGAAGTCGTTCCGTTCCAGCCTTGATAAATTTCATCATTTACATCTGTATTGATTAAAATATAATTCTGTACCTGTTCCGTCTTAAATACAATTGCAGTATATTCGTTTCCAATATCGTCTAAAAATCTAACTCCAGCAGGTGTTTTAGGAAGTTGCGGATATAACACTCCCATAAAACTAAATATTTCGTCTTTTATATCCCAGCGACTTAATCGTTCTATATTTGTTTCCCCATAATAAGTGTAAGAAATTCCTTTGATATATTTATAGTTTCCTGGTGCTGTTCCACCGTAAATTTTAGATTTACCAGCGATAACTTTACCATTTTGAATGTTATCAAAAGTTAAATTTTCGTAAGTATACCACTTTGTGATTACATCAAATGTTATCTTTTCGCTAAAAGTTCCGTTTTTACCATAACCCTCTGTCTTTGTGACATCTGCTAAAGCTAAATCGGCATACACCTGAAAAATCTCTGTTTGATATTCAAGTGTAACAAATTTTTGGTTAAGAATATCGTTTACAAAGTCTTTCATTAATTGATAGTTTTCTTCCAAACTTTCGCCAAACGTTTCCAACTTGAATTCTATTTGAGGTTGAGTAATTGAGCGTGTTCCCATTACTCCAATACCATTACTTTGCCAAATGTTATTAGTTGATTGTAACCCTAAATTAGAGGGCTGGTAAAACCTAACTTTTCCATTTGTGACGTCCCAAACTTTATCATCCGTTCCGTCTAAGTTGGTATGTATTTTGTACTGTCTTACCATTAAGCCCTCCCTAGGTCAAATTCTCGTCTGATTGCACGTGCTAAGTTAGAAACATCTTGACCAGCACCGCCTTGTACGTTGAATGTGTTATATGTTCTATTGTCGCTTGATACGCTATTAGTGCTTAGACCGTAACCGCTAGAAGATAAATTAACATCTGTTAAGCCTACTACCATTGAACCTTTGAACAGTCCGCCAACTTTTTTTGCAACCCAATTAATTGAACCTTTGATATTGTTAATTGTATTTTCTACACCGCCTAGAACGTTATCTATCGTATTTTTTACTCCTCCAAATATATCACTAAAGAAGCCGCCAATACCATTAAATACATTTTTTATTGAGTTGTAAGCATTAGAAGCAATATTTCCAAAAGCGTCGAATACTCTGCTAACTGCATTTTTAGCACCGTCAAATATATCACTAAAGAAGCCGCCAACACCATTAAATACATTTTTTATTGCATTCCAAGCATTAGAAGCAAAGCCGCCAAGAGCGTCGAATACTCCGCTAACTATATTTTTAGCACCCTCAAATACTCTACTAAAGAAGCTACCGACTCCACTAAATACATTTTTTATTGCATTCCAAGCATTCCCAGCAAAGTTACCTAGTGCACTAAAGACATTTGCTACAACATTTCTAACACCATCAAATATTCCGGCGTAGAAGCTTATAACAGTATTCCATATTGACTTAATGAATTCCCAAGCTTTCCCAGCAAAACCGCCAATTGCATTAAAGACATTTGCTACAACATTTCTAACACCATCAAATAGCCCTGTGAAGAAACTTGTAACTCCAGCCCATGCCGTTTGAATACCAGTAACAACATTTGTCCATAAGGTAGTAAAGAATGTTTTTATTCTGTCCCAAATATCTTTAATACCTTGTACAATTCCACTGAACCAATCGACTAAGCCTTGCCAAATGCCTTTAGCTCCGTCAACTGCTCCGTTCCATATATCAGCAAACCATTGACCAATACCGCTAAAGAACTTAACTACTTTGTCCCATGCACTCTGTAAGAAGTCTACAAAACTAGCCCAAGCCTTTTTACCTGTTTCGGTTTGAGTGAAAAAGTAAACTAGACTAGCAACAATGGCTGCGATTGCTATGCCAAGAGCCACGAATGGATTCATAGCCATTATAGCATTGAAAGCACCTTGTATAGCTGCTCCAATTTTAACTACGTTATTATAAAGTTCAATCGCCTTAACAATTCCATTAATGACTTTTAAAGCTGCGAAAGCACCAGCAAGAGCAACTAAAGCTACTTTTATATTATCTATTGCTTCCTTGCTTTTACTAATTTTTTCCAGAAAATCAGCTATTTTTTTCGTGACTTCTGAAAATTTACCAGCGAATTTAGCTATGCTCTTTGCTACGTTATCTATACTTGTTGAATTTTTCGCTGTTTCTGTATTTATTCCAAGAAATGCATTTATGACTTTCCCTATAATAGAAACTATGGAATCAAATGCGCTTTTTATATTATCCCAAGCCTCTAAAAAGGCTAAAGTGGTTCCATTTTCTTGCATTTTTTGAAACAAGTCTTGGAAATACTTAACTACATTTGATACAGATTTACCAGCACTTTCGCCCCAGACAGACATATGGTCTATTAGGTCACTAATGATAGGTGTTAAAGCGTTCAAAGTAGGCACTAAAGCAATTGACATTGTTTCGTTGAAGCTATCCCACGCGTCCCCAATAGTTTTGATTCCACCGCCCGAACCTTTAGCCATTTCTTCCATAGCTTTGTCTAGCATATCCATTGAAACAGCGCCTTCTGAAACAGCTTCATTAAAAGAACCGTATTGCTGTAATAATGGGTTCATTTTCATAATAGTGTCTTTTAAAGAAGAACCAAGAGCTGTGTTATTATCGGTTAATTGTCCAATATTTTCAGCAGTAACCTTGCCAGCTGCTGACATTTGAGCATAAGACTGAACCACACCTTTAAGGTTTTCGCCAGTACCACCAAACGCTTGGTTAGCTTTTACTAATGCTTCCGTTTTACCGACCGCTTTTTTAGCAGTATCGCCTAAACCAATGAACGTTGTTGAAAGTTTTAAAGTATCTTCAGTATTTGCATTTGTAGCTTTAGCAAGATTCTGCATAGATTTGCTTACATAGTCAAAGTCTTGTCCATTGCCTTTGAACTTCATTGTATTTTGCAATGAAATCATGGCTTTTTGAGTATCCATTGCGTCAGATACCCAACCTTTTAAGCCATTACCGACAGCACTAACAGCACTTGCACCGATTTGCCTGAATACACCAACCGCAATCTCTCTGAGCCCACTAAAGCGTGACTTCATGCCCTCAATTCCGCTATTAACACCTTTAGTGTCCATTTTAGCGTCAATGTTCCAAGAGCCTGAACTAATAGCGCCCTCGACTTGCTTAATTTCGCTCTCTAGCCTATTAGCTTGTGTTTCTGCTGTGCCTAAATCTCTAGTAAGTTGTAGCCATTTCTTTTGACCTGCTGACGTCCCTTTATCTACAGTAGCAAGCTCTTCTTTTAATTTTGTTGCTTTGTCACGTGATAAGCCCAACTGCGTTTGTAAGTTCTTTTGCAATTGCGCCATTTTACCGGTATTTGTTGGGTCAAGTTTTAGAGCTTCACGTAAGTTTTTAGCTTCTCCTCTAAGCCCTGACATTGCGGTATTAACGCCTTTAAGTGAGTTCTCGAATTTCGTTGTATTACCGTATATCTCGACCTCAAATGTTGCATTACTTGCCATTACATACCCTTTCTTTTACGCCTTTTCTCTTTTTCTTTTTCCTCTTTCTTCTTCTCTGCAATAAGTTCAATTATTTTATAAACAAGTTCTAATTCCATTTCCATGAACTGTGTTATATCAATTTCATTATTACCCAAAACAGTCAAAAGCTCCAAAGTTTTATTTTCCTTTACAGTATCTTTCTTTTTCTTAATCAATGAACTAGAAGAAAAGAAGACCATATCGTCTTCCGTTTCCTCTTTTTCTTTAATAAAAACAGTCTTACAGAAGATATTGATTAACTCGTTAGTTGTAGGAAGCTCTGTTTTATCGTCTAAGGCGTTTTGCAGTCCTCCGTTACAATCTACCCAAAGTATCAATAACTTGTCTGTAAAGCTCTCCATTTGCTCTGTAAAGTCATCAGGAATATATCCAGCGACAAAAGAATTTTGTAGGTCTGCAAAGTCTTTTAAATCTGTAATAAAGTCTGAACCTGTTAGTTCTAAGTATCTAATTGCATGTTTTAAAATCATTTACAGTCCTTTCAGCTCATTAAATTTCTTTTTGCCACAGTTCGACAAGTTCTTTAAGCCCTTTACCGTCAGTATCAAACTCAAAGCTAGAACGGAAGTCAGAGAAGTCACTTTTAGCTTTTACAATGTTATCTTGAAAAAGAGCCAAGTATAAACCATATTGAACGAACTCCATTACATCAGTAATTTCTCCGTCTTCTTTTTTAAGCTCTGTGTCCATTGCTTTTTGCTGTTGGAAAAGGTCTTTCCCTGTAATCATTTTAAATTTACGTGCTGTGCTCAATTGTTTGGCCATTTTATTTTATATTCCTTTACTTATTCTATTAAACAGCTTTGCCAGTTAACGCTGTATCAGGTTGCATGATGAATAAACCAGCTTCCATTTTCTTAGCGAATTCTTTTGCTTGGTCTCCCCAAATTTCATATTCAATAGCAGGTACTTTTTTATCGCCATTCAAATAAATATCTGACTCGGTTGCTTGAACTGCCAAAGTCCATTGAATAGGATCTACGCCGTCTACTGATTCTGTTTCTGATTCTTTTGTTGCTTCTGATGTTGGTCTCAAATTTGGATAAACGACTACACGGTAACCGTCAACAAACTCTCCTGTAACTTTATCACGTTTGCGCCCTTTAATAAGGTACTGAACACATTTCGTTTTCCAATTACCAGTAGGAGACCAACCCAAACCATTCGCTGTTCTTTGTTGACCTAAAATATCTTCTTTAAGCGCTTGGTCTGTTTGAATAAATACCATTTCTCCTTGAAGTAAGGTAGCACCTTTTTTCACTCCATGGTCTGGCACGTCATCAGCCGGATAGCTATTAGTTTCCGCTTGGTCTTCCATTTCGCCAACTGATACTAAACCAGTTACAATTTTATGGTTAGTGAACTCTAGTTTTCCGTTACTCCCCTTTGACACATCAGCTACGATTAGAGCTTCATTACCAAAGAAAATCTCGCGTGAGTTATAATCTAATTTCATTTTTTCTCTTTTCTATAATTTCATTGAATTAGCATAGTTAGCGCCTTTTTTCAATGTTGTTTTAACGTCTTGTATACCTTTTTTTTCAACCAAGAAATACATACCATGATAACCATTAGTATAATTAGCTCTAGTACCTGCATTAACTACTACTTTATCGCCTTTTTTAACTTGTTTTAAGTTTCTTGCCAATTGACCAGTATTTTGATATCTAGCATAAGTATAGGTGTGACCGTGGCTTCTGATTAGTCTAGTCCTTCGGGCTGCAGCATCTGCCTTAGCTTTAAACTCTGCTTCAAACCAATCGCCCAAGCGTTCTGTTACTTTAGTTTGCATTTCTTTAGCTATGTTTGCTGTATTAAGTAAATTCATTGCCATGGTTGACCACCTGCACCACAAGGCAAATAAACACTTCCAGTATAATTGTACAAATGGCTGTTTTCTGACCAGTTCGTCATATTCCAACCGTCTCGTAAAACATCTCCGACTAGTCTGACAAGTTCGTCGTCAACATCTTTAACAGACAAAACAACTTGATAATAGTAACCCATGACAAAGCTCGTATTATCCATTTTAAGCACCTTTGAGTCGCTAAGTGATAAATATACCGTCTTGTCTACTATCGTGTCCTTAACGCCTAAAATAATGTCATTTAGAGGCATTGTAAGTAAATTGTTGTACCAATCTATGTAAGAATCAAATTCGCTCATATCCCGTTACTCACGACTCCCTCTAAAACAATCTTGTTATTCTTAGGGTTTCTTTCCCATGTTGTCCGCTTGAAAATATTGCCTTTTTCGTCCAAGAAATAGTTGAAAATCAAGTCTTCCATTTCTCCGATTCCGTTAAGCTCATATCTTACGTTTTTACCTAGCCCAATCATAGAAAACTCATCAAGCCTTGTCTGACTAATTCTCTGTTTGACTGCTGGCAAAGTGATAGGCTTTATAACATTGTCTTCCGCACCGTTTTTCTTCTTAACAGTCGTTTCAACTTGCAATGTTACTTGTGAAAATATCATTAAATACCTCCATAATACATTAACTCTTGCAAAGAAGCCAAACGTTTCATTTCAGCATTTCGCCATTGTTCTGCTGGTTCATCAACAATATTAAGCCGACAATAACAAGAGATAAAGTCTTTCACTAATACACTTGTTTCGTCAGCTTTAATACCATTTTTTTCTAGCAACTTAATAGCTATTGAACGGAATAAGATAAGTTTACTATCATAAGCTGTTACTAAAATCGGAATACCACAATAGACCTTAATATAATCTATCATTTACTTCCTCCATTTTATTCTTATGCTACTGTAATTACTGCACCAGCGTTATAAGTTTCAACGTGTCCGCTTGTTAGTGTTTCAACCAAAATCATGTTGCTGTTAGTTTTCCATTCAAAGGCATCAACTTTAGTAAGGTCTTGCATATCAATGTGATATTTTTGGTCTACTAATACAGTAGGTTTAACAGCCTTTGTACCTGTATAAACAATGATTTCATCTACTCCAACTTCTGAAGCAATTTCAGTATCATCATTTTTAATGCGAACGTTAGCATTTGCAGTCGCTTGGCGTAACTCATCTAACAAGGCTCTGCGGTCTTCCGCTTTGACAATCAAATAGCGACGTCCAGCAGTAGGACGAACAAAGTCAACCGCTTCTTCAATAGCGTCAGCAAATGGAGTTTTGCCAGCTGATTTGGCTTTTGTAGTAATTTTTTTGATTTTTTTGACATCTGCTTCTTTGTCAATTGATTTAAAGCCGTTTGTTCCGTCTCCCTCAACAAGTGCAAGGTCAACAATTTTGTTTACAATAGCTTGTGTAAGTTCTGCTACAATCAAGTTGTAAAGTTCAGAATATGACATTTGAAGTCGTTTAACACGTTCAGCAAGTGATTGCAATTTATAAACCATTACAGGTTCAAGAGTGTCAATAGTGAGTGTAGCTGCCTGCTCTGTTTTTGTTTGTCCGTCTTTGTGGACTTGTGCTTCATTAGATGAATCAAATGAGCGTGATACAAGCAAAGCGCCAACATTTGTAACACGGAAGACTTGGAATACTGGGTTAGTATTTAACAAAGTTGTGTTGATTGATTCAACCAATTTACGTGGAAGTTGGAAAGTTGTATCTGTGATAGTTACACCATTTTCAGCAAGTTTTGCGTTCCAAGCGTTTTTAATTTCTGACTTTCCGGAGTTCTTTTTCAATACATCAAAAAATTCTGTTACAGCGTTTTGTGATTCAATAAAGTTTTTCATTTTAGCTTTTCCTTTTGGTTTTTCTTCCTGTGCGTTAAGTTCATTCTCAATTTTGATAATTTCAATTGAATTTTCTGAAAGTGTTTTTTCTAATTCTTGTACTTTTGGCAAGTCTTCAATTGCGTTTTTTACTTCAAAGCCACTAATTTGAGATTTTAAAGATACGTTATTTTCTTTAAGCTCTGCCAAGCGATTTTGTTTTTCGATTAAATCAGGTTTATTCATATTTCTTTTTAATATCCTCAATTTCTTTCAAAGCGTTACGGCTTTCAATAATTTTGTTGCGTTCTTCTGTGAGTTCTTCGCCTAAGGCATTTTGAATAAATTTTGCGTTAGGGTCTGCTGGCACTGAAACAAGAGAAATCTCTTTAAATTGTGCTTTGTTTACAACTAGAGCGTCATTATCATCAAAAGTATAATCTGTGATGTAATAGGCAATTGATAGTGAATCAAACGCTCCATTTTCAACAGCCTTGTTAATGTTTGGTGCATTGTCATAAAGCGTAAAGTCAGTTAGATATTTATTAGAAGCTAAGTCATAATAAACTTTTGCGTCCCCGATGACTTCGCTAGATCCAGCACCATGTTCATATAGCAATGGATATCGTTCTCTAGCAAACTCAATACAGTTAGGAGTCAAGATAATACCATTAAGGTTCTCTACGCCAACTTCTGATCCAATACCTTGGAACGACTTAGAACCGTCCTCGTTTTCAGTCACTTTAATTTCAGCACTATTGGTTATTAGTTTCATCTGTGCTTGTTACGTCCTTTCTACTGCCTTGTAGGTCACTTAGACTGTTAACAGCAACCGCATTAAGGTTAGTTATGTAAATATCTCCACCCTCGATTGGTTGCTCGCCCATTTTAACAAGAAGTTGATTTACTGTAAAAATAGGAGCGTTAATATTTTCATGATACAAGTCAATTAATTCTTTCAAAGTTGCAAACTTGAATAGCTGGTTATCTACGATTATGCGTTCATAATATAAATTATCCTTATTTATTCGTCTGCGGCCTGTTGAAATCAGTTTATAAGTCAGTTCCTTTTCAAGTTGAATCAGTAAAGGAATGATAGTAGAGTTGTAAAAATAAATTTGTTGTTCTTGCGTAGCAGTACCAAGCAAAATATTTTCATTCATAAAGTAACCTGTCAAAAGTTCAGATTTAATAAGGTCAATTTCATCTTTGTTCAAAACGGAATAATCTTTTTTAAGTTCTACAATTTCCGTCTTGTTATCAACTGGCGTCAAACCGTTGTAACTCGAACCCTCTTGCATATTCTTTATTGTTGTTAAGGCTTTTTCTCGATACTCCTGTGTATTATCAATGTCAAGAAAGGCATTAATTTTCAACAAGCCACGCAATTTACCTTGTTCCAGCTTAGTTTGAATACTAGCTAGAGCATTATCTAAAATACTTGTGTCTTCATTGATATAAAAAGGACTGATAAGCCTTACTAATTCTTCAGGTTTATATTCTTTTTCATCATTAGCAAGCAGTAAGTCTGATAGATCGCCCGTTTCACTGTCAAATATAGGGTACAGGTCAACATAGCGCGTGCATAGTAACTTTTTAATTACTTTCTGCCAAAACTCCATGCTATTATGTTCGCCCTTAGGGCTCCAATTGAGGACCTCGTCTAAATCAGAACCTGCCTTACTAATCAAAGTATCAGAACCAACATCAGATTTTTTATATTTTACATGATTAAATTCTACTTTTGTTATTTCATTAGCGATTTTATTATGAATATTAGTCACAAAGGCACTTGTATATTCTACCGCTTCATTTTGCCATGCTGTAACTCTTTGAGTATCATTGTTTAGTTTTCCACGTGAAAATGTTACTACTTTTCCGAATAAGTTCAATTTTTCCCCTTTCTACCATAAACTTACGCCTTTCCCTCGTTTATACTCGCCTGTTTTCTTGTTATGGCAAGACTTACAAAGGAGTTGTAGGTTATCAGGGTTCAGCGCTATTTTCCAATCATCAAGGTTTTCCCAAGTTAGTTCTACAATATGGTCTACTTCGTATTTTTTAGCACCGAATGCGCCACATCTTACGCAAGTCATCTTATCACGTTGTCTTACATAATCACGGACTGACAACCATTCTTTTTTATTATACCAGCCACTTTCTCGGACTGTGTCAACGTTATACTTCATCTGACACCGCCATTTCTAATGCCATTGTCAAAGCAACAGTAGGGTCGATTTTATCTTTTTCAAGTTTTTTAGTATACATATAGTCCCCACTTTGTCCGATTTTAACAGCAGTATTATTTAAAGCCCATTGCATAACTTTTTGATTATGGATGAGTTTGTTTTCCACTAATTTAGATTTTAATAGCTTAATATAGTCATTCATTGAGAAACCTTGTCGAATTGCTCTTTGGTTGTCTCCGTCTTTGTCAAAGAAATAACGCTCGATCAACCCTTTTAAAATCTCATATCGTGCTGGGTCATATCCGATTTTTCTAAGTCTGCACCCTGTCTTACTTCTAAAGTCGTTAATATACGGTATCAAGTCGTTTACATTGATGTATTCCGTATCAAGTAAGATTAATTCGCCTCTGTCAACGAATTCAGTCCATAGTTCTTGCTGTTCTGTGTCTAGTTGCTCATATTGAGACCGTACAGAGAAAGTAAGTGTATGGCTATAAGTTTTACCCTCTAACTCACAAACGAACGATACGGCTGTTAAATCGCCAATTAAGGATAGGTCAATTCCGACATAAGTTCTATTTTTATTAAATACAGATAAATTGAAGTCTGTTAGTTTAGTGTCTTGCGGAGTGAAGTAGTAAGCTGTATCCTGCATAGGCAAGCCCATATTAAACGCTAAGAACTTATTCTGTAACGCTGGGTCTCCTTGTGCGAGTTCGTACTCCTCAATAACTCCCGACCACTTAGGAACATTCCCAATAAGCGGTAAAGCCATAGTCCAATTCTTTTTATCTTTGACCTGCTCATGATTTTCTAGCATGTAAAGCAAGCCGAACGACCTATCATTGTAAAATTCTTCCTCTGACTTGAAACGCTCAACAAGTTTATCATATAAACCGTCTCGTTTAAGTCCGCCAGAAGTGATATAAATACTTTGCCAGTTGTCTTGTTTTTGACGTGAACCTTTATTGACTGACTCTGTTATATCCTCGCCATAAGTATGAACTTCGTCAAATATATTGAGTGAACTGTTACCACCTTGCGCTCGTAAAGTATCATTTGTTTGCTTTTTGAAAGTAGTTTTAAAAGAAGTAAACACTAGCCCTTGTTTCGTACTCTTGAAAATCTTGTTTTCATTGTACACCCTTAATGTATCGCTGGCTTCCGTTTGATTCCTAACTTGGTCAAATACGTGTCTAGCCTGTGTGTTATCGTACGCAATAACTAAGCTCTCTCCACCATATTGTCCGCCTAAAATCATCCAGTTAAGCACTCTTGTAGCCATTAAACTTGACTTACCTGATCCACGACCTAAATTAAGGAAAATCTCATTGACTAGATTGACCTGAACGCCTTTTTCATCAACCATATCATAACCAAGCATTAACTCGTACCACCAGCGCTGCGTTGGTAGTAGCTCAATCTTCATCAGATTACCAGTAGTCAAATAGAAGTTATCTTGTATCCATTCAATAGCTTGTGTAACACGGTCATAGCGATAAATGTACTTATTATGAATACGTATTTGCTTCTGAATAGTCTTGCGAATGTATTTGTTAATAATAATGCCGTTTTCTTTGTTGTATTCCAACATTTTATTCAAATAATACATTCATTCCCTTTCTATTCGTTTTCAGATATTCTTTTTAAAGACATATTATAATATTCTTCGTTTGTTTCTAAAGGCGTTCTAATTCTCGTCTAGTGGTTTCTGCTCCACATCTTTTACATATTAACTCATTAGGCATTAATGAAAAGAATCCCCATTTATGACCAAATAATTTACATTTTAATTTCATTCAAACCCCTCCGGAACTTCAATTTTTGGTGTTTCATACTTACTTAGTTTATAGTCGTCAAGTTCTTCAATTTTAGCCTTAAGGTCATGAGCGCTTGATTCTTCCTGTTGCAGTCTACGCCATTCAGTAGGGTTATAAAGTTCAGGGTTACCAGCCTTAGCAACCATCATCGCTACTAAGCTATCTTTATCCATCTCTTTTTCTTTAACCTTTACTTTTTCAACGTTTCCGTCAGCGTCATAGATTGTTTCTGTTTCTTTTAGCGTTCTGACTGTCAGTTTGCTCGCTAAGGCACTTTCAGCTAGTTCTAATAGATTTCCCCTAGCAATGCTTTTAGCTTCGTCATACGCCTTTATATTGTCATCTCGCCACTTTCTAAAAGTTTTAGCTGAACAATGCAAACTGGTGTAGATTTCTCTGTCATTGCAGCCTGATTCAATTTTATCAATGATTTGACTAAAAAGCGGTTCTTCGTACATCTTAGGTAAAATTGTGGGTCTTCCACCGTTTTGTGTTTGCATATTATCCTTTCTTTTAATGTGCTTATATCGTTTAAAGCCTATATTTTCGTTTCTAAGAGCAGCAATAACCTTTGCTTATAAGTTTACCCGCTTGGGTGACTCTGTTCTCACAAGCCAAAATATTAGTATATATCCCTATAATTAAAATTTAGCAAAGATTTGGCGAGATTTGGCGAGATTTGGCGAGATTTGGCGCTGTCTCTTATACACATCTCCGAGCCCACGAGACCTCTCTACATCTCGTAT